TTACGCAGTCCAGTCATTTGTTATGCTCCTTTATTAAGCGAGTTTGATTGTGTGAACCCCGAAGGCATTCATTATTATTTAACAGTATACACATTTTGTAAGATGTGTGATATACCGAACCATTGTTGTAATGTTGTCCTCACCTACATATAGATAACACCCTAATTCATGGCAAGATGAAAAAAATTATTCCTGTCGTCATGATTTTATTGACTGCTAGTGCTGCTAATGCTGGCGGACTAGTCTCAAAACACTCATCAAGTGTACAACTGAATGTTGATGCTGCTCGATCTGTTGCAACGAGAATCGGTTCCTCGTTCAGTATCTCAGGTTCAAATATTGATACTACGGACGGATCAACTGCAAATACAGTTTCCGCTGGCACCATTACCTCAGGTGTTTATGCACCTGGTACTATTGCAGCAACCCAAGATACTCCTGGGGCAGCATTTAGTTTCAGTCAATCTTACACACAAGGTGATGCAGTTCCTACTAGTGCAGCTACTGTAGGTACAATTCCTAACTTCGGTTCGGTTACTTCTTACACAGCTGGAACTGCAGGCGACCTAGCAGGTACTGTAACCAGTGCTGGTGTTCTTACCGTCACGGCTGGTGGAGCTGGTACAAGTGCTACAGGACAATTCGTGTCGGAGATCACCGTAATTGACTGACGGAGGTCACAATGACTTTTGGAAAGACGATCTTTTGGTATGCCCTGTCTGTGGTGGGTGCAAGTGTCATACTTGCTCCTGCCCAGGCGGTCCCTGTAGTACCGAACTTCACACAGGGCTCAATGACGAGCCACACGGAGACGACATCAAAGATAACCGAGACCATCAATTCGATGGACT